ATCATGTATCTATACCTAAACCAATTAAAGTTGAACTTGTTGGTTTAGGTAAAAAGAAGGTACAGGTTATACCTAAAGCAAACACAATAAAAGTAGACTATCTGCATGTAAATTCTGGTGAGTTGTTTGAGCATATTGCATGGGCTCTATTAGAAATAGAAGGTGATAAAAATAAAGATCCAGAAAAGGATGCTTTGTATCTTTCACTTGAACTTGATAATGATCCTCGTTATAATTGGGTATACAACTAAGGAGACTAAAAATGGTGCGTCGTTATAATACTGAGCGTTGTGTGTGGGAAGTTGGTTACTGGATCAATAATACTCGTTTTCACATTGTTGATCTTGTGCGGGACTATGATGAGCTTCAAATCTATAGGGAACCAGCTTGAAAGACTTTGAACTTTGTGACCGTGTAGGTAAATGGTATCGCCCATGCAATTGGACTACTGTGTCTGACTATAAAGGTCCTAGTGATGCACTTACTCGTCACGTTAGTGGGGCATGGGAGATACCTCTAGCGTTCGCAGAGCTACTAGTTGAGACTGAGACTTATGTTGGAACTACTTGCTTAACATGTGGCAAGTTTATCAAAAAGGATGGAACAGATGGAACAGAATAACGAACAGCCTTGGAACTATAGCTTTAACATTCAGCAGAGTTGGCCTAAGAATGATTGGGTTACAGAATGGTTAACCCAAGATGATATTACTGAACTCCATATGATGGTACAGGACTTGCTTGAGTTCGACGTCGAGCAAAGTAGCAACGGCGACGCCATCACTATGTTGTCTAATATTGGAATCAACTGCTAAGTAATTTTGGAGAGTTAAATGGATTTGTTCAGCAGTTGGGTTTTTCTAACATCGATATTTGTGTTGTTCTGTTTGAATACAGTATTGCAATTTCGATTGGGATTCAAACAGGGAACGGCCGGCGGCTACAGTGTAGGCATGCTTCACGCTATTAAATATCTAATGAAAAATGAAGCATTAGAAGTAGAAAATAAGACAACTGGGCTTCCAGCTACACCAGCTGAAGTTGTTGTTTACATTATGGATAAAGCTACATATATTGGCATGACTGAAGATGAAGCCAAATTTATTGCAGCGGCAAAGGTTGAAAAAGAAAAGTCATAATTACTAGAACTATCACCACTAAATTTTGGTAATTATAAGCAGCAGATGGCAACGTCTGCTGCTTTTTCATATTGATACTCTAAGACAAAGGTGTTATGTTTATTAAATGGCAAGTTGCAAAATCATAATCAAAGATGAAGTTAATTGCAAGATTGAAGGGTTAGACTTAGATCAACGCAAAAGACTTGTGGCTAAATTCAAATATGATGTTCCTTATGCTAGATATCTTCCTGCGGTTAGATTAGGGAGATGGGATGGGAAAATAGGGTATATATCTTTAAGCGGCAGCACATATGTTAATCTGCTGCCGGAGATAATTGAATGGCTCACTGATCGAAATGTTCATATTGATCTAGTAGATGATCGTCAAGCTCAACCTACACTAGATTTTACAGCAATTACTGAAGACACATTTAGTCATAAAGTTTGGCCAGAAGGCCATGACATGGCAGGGCAGCCAATCAAACTACGTGATTACCAAGTGGAGATTGTAAACAATTTCCTATCAAATCCACAGTGCCTGCAGGAGATCGCAACAGGTGCAGGCAAGACTTTGATGACAGCTTCGCTAAGCTATATGGTTGAAACATATGGGCGTAGTATTGTTATTGTACCTAACAAAAGTCTAGTAACACAAACAGAAGCTGACTATAAGAACATGGGACTTGATGTTGGTGTATACTTTGGTGATCGCAAAGAATGGAACAAGACTCATACTATTTGTACATGGCAGAGTTTGAATATCTTGATGAAGAATACAAACGACACTGATGAAGATAATGACATGCTTACCATTGGTGACTTCATTGAAGGTGTTGTTTGTGTCATGGTTGACGAAGTTCATATGGCTAAAGCTGATGCACTTAAAGGATTGCTAACTGGACCAATGGCGAATATTCCTATTCGTTGGGGACTGACAGGAACAATTCCAAAAGAACAGTTTGAATTTGTCTCGCTTAAAGTAAGTTTGGGAGATGTTATCAGCAAGTTATCAGCGAGTGAATTACAAGACAAGGGTGTATTAGCACAGTGTCATGTTAATATTTTACAAACAGTTGAACATGCTGAATTTACAGATTATCAAAAAGAATTAAAATACTTGACCACTGATCAAG